TTCATTTCACTGCCTCCACAATTGTTGTCACTGGGCTATTGTAGCACAGCAAACATGTTACACACTTTTGACCCGTGCAATTTTGCTGGGAAACAAACTCACCCTTGCGAACATTGTTGAACGTCTTGTCAAAATGCCTGGGAGGATGAGACAAAATCGTGCCAATCTTGGGGTTACTATACAGTAACGTCAGGTTGTCAGGCTTTTTGTGCTCGGCAAAATACTTTTGCACAATGTCATTACGTTTAGTCCAAAGGCTAAACTTGGTGAACGGATTGAATTCGGCAATCTTGCACAGGTTTGCAAGGTGGATGTCATTAATAAGCTCACCATGGGCACTAAACCTATGGAAGGCATCATTAATGAATGGGACTTGCCTGTCCTCCAACAAGGCAGAGGACAACAAATCACTGTTGCGCTGAAGGGCAGGTGCTGTGTTCTTACGGAACGTGGACAACATGGAATGAGAATAACACTTGGTGCAAATATTGTCCTCATTGCCACAACTATTTTGCTTGATGCAATATTCGTTTGTCAACGTGTTGGTGCTAATGGCTCGCAAACCCTGAAGCTTGCCAGACATGGTGCTGATGTGAACGGTTTTCATCATCCCCTCCAGGCGAGCAATACGCCAATCATCATGAAACAACCCATGCAAGCAAGGGCAAAAACAACATCGATGAGAAAGTCAAGCATGTTTTCCTCCGTGGTTAGTGCTTGTCAATGGGCACATTATAGCATGCCCATTGGCCTTCACTATCTTAGATGTGAACAGCAATTTTCTCTTGGACAAGGCAACGGTGCTTGTCACGGTGAACACGAACAACATTGATGTGTGAAACCTTCACAATCTCGCCATGGGGCTTTCGGACAACCACCTTGAGCAAGCCATTGTGAATGATTTGTCCATTGTGACGCTTGCCAAAATTATCGTAAACGGTCAAAAACCTATTGCCATGGTGGGCAACGAATTTACGGGCAACAAAAAACTCTTGGATGCGTGAGAAAATTTTCATGATTTTTCCTATGTGAATCGATGCGAGAGTGCATCGCAATGAGGCCTGACATCGGTCAAGCCCCATTAGGGGCATTCTCTCATTCTTTCGTGCCAATTGCGCTCATCGCCTGGAGCAGTAGGTCACTGGCTTTCGCATATCCCTTGCCATGCGCCCATTGCATGATCCCTTCCAGGATGTCGATTACATCACCAGGGTTTGTCTTATCGTCAAGGGTGAGGGTTTCGTTCACCTCGTTTGTCTCATCCGATTCTGCCTTCTCTGCCTTGATCTTTTCGACCTTGCCCTCATCGTTGACCGTGGCCTTGCCATTGTTCAATGCTCGTAGGTCTTTCACCAGGGCTTGAACCGATTGATAGTTTGGAAGGATGTTGAACAGGGTTGTTCGTTTTTCGTGGTCGATAGCCTGGTCTAGAACGGTCTTGAATTCCGATTTCCTGACCTTCGCCGTGTTCGGGTTGAAGGCCTGTTTTGCCTGTTCACCGTACCCTTCGAGGCATTCGGTGAATTCCGCCACTTGGTCGACTGTGTACTCGCTGACGATAGCCTGGAGCTGTTTCATCAGCTTTCCATCGGCGTTTGCCTGGGTCTGTGCGAACTGTGCGCCTATGGCGCGAGGTGTTTTCATGTGTTCTCTCCTTTTGGTTACTAGCCAGTAACTGCTGACTTCAGTTGCACCGATTCCCGATGCATGACTGCACTATACCACATTCCAGCCCCCATGTCACCAGGGAACATAGGTGTTTTCCCTTAGAACCTGGGTTTCCAGAACAGGGACATGTGTGTGTACTTTTGTTTCCAGAACGGTATCCCATATTGTGACATGAATACCTTTGTTTTCAAGACAGTGTACAGTGTAGTACTTGGGTTTGCAGAAGGGCTATGAGGGTACTACCTTAGTCCTCACTTTTAGGCATGTAACACTTCTGTTTCCAATTGAGTCCTGTTCTGTAACTCAAAAGTTTACACCCCCGGGGGAGGGGAACACTTTAGTCAACATATAGCGGAACCCTCCCAGATACAAAAAAGTGACAATTTAGACCCCTGTTAATTAAAGAAAAGCAAAGCTTTGTAAAAGAATGTAAAGTATTGAAAATAAAAGGAAAAGAGGAATCTGCACTGGATTGCATAAAAGGAGACTTGTATGCACTATAGTGCATGTTCTAAGAAGTCCTTAGCATAGTGTCTCTACTTCCTTGCCTGGGTAACAAATAACACTTGACAAATCCATAAAAGTATGCTATAATGTAGACATATAAGTAACATATTAAGAAATAATTATTATAATATATTACTTAGTATGTTACTAGTTAGTAACTTTAAGAGCAGAGCTTTGTCTGCCAACCTTAAGGACTGAACATGACTGATGTTGTTGTTGTTGAAAAAAAGAAGAGAGGCAGACCACGTAAGGCTGATGTTGTTGCCAAGAAGAACAAGGGGGCTGTTGGACGGCCCAAGGGTGAGACAGCCATCATCAACGAATACAGGGCCAGGATGCTGGCTAGTCCAAGGAGCGAGAAGGTGTTGGATGCCATCTACAATGCTGCCCTGGATGACGAACACAAGAACCAGGCAGCGGCCTGGAAGCTCATTATGGACAGGATGTTGCCCTTGAGCTATTTCGACAAGGACAAGGCTGGGGGTGGTAGGGCTGCTGTGTCCATCACCATCACAGGGGTTGACGGGAGTAACACCATCATTGAAGGTGGAGAGGATATAGAAGATGCCGCCTACCGAGAGTAATCTGCCTTTTGATGTCAACGAGTATTACAACATCATTGCCAAACTAGAAAGCCAGGGCAGTGGTGATTACGCTGCCAAGAACAGGCTGGGTTATCTGGGACGCTATCAGATGGGAGCCAAGGCTTTGGCAGACATTGGTATGGTGAAACCAGGAACCACCAACAAGGGACTTACAAACCCTAGCAACTGGATCTCTGGCAGCTACAAAGAATTCATGAGCAGCCCTGAAATGCAGGACAATGCTGCCAGGATGATGTTGGAAAAGAATTACAACAGGGCTTTGAAGAGTGGCATTGTTTCTCCAGACATGCCAGCACACGAGGTGGCTGGTCACATGGCTGGCATTCATTTGGTTGGACACAAGGGCTACAAAAAGAGCCTTGCTGGTGAGGATATTACAGATGCTAACAAAGTTAGTCCTCTTAATTATTTCAATTTTGTTAGTGAACGAATGATGCCTGTGCAGCGAGTGGAAGACATTCCTGCTCCTGCTCCTGAAGCTCCCTGGTGGGAGAATCCTCTACAGGCTGGGCGTAACTATTTGAGGAAATTGTTTGACTAATTTAAACATTTCTCTCCTTCCCTGGCAGCAGAAAGTCTGGGAAGACAAGGCTAGGTTTAAGGTTGTTGCTGCTGGACGAAGGACAGGCAAGAGCCGTCTAGCTGCCTATCTGCTCATTGTTAATGCGCTACAGGCCAACAAGGGACATGTGTTCTATGTTGCCCCAACGCAGGGACAGGCTAGGGACATTATGTGGCAGACGTTGTTGGAGGTGGGCCATCCTGTCATTACGGGAAGCCACATTAACAATTTGCAGGTTAAGCTCATCAACGGAGCCACCATCAGTTTGAAGGGTGCTGACCGTCCTGAGACAATGCGGGGTGTGTCGTTGAAGTATTTGGTGATGGATGAATATGCCGACATGAAGCCTTCTGTGTGGGAGCAAATCTTGCGTCCTGCACTGGCTGACCAGAAGGGCGGGGCTTTGTTCATTGGAACGCCAATGGGCCGTAACCACTTCTACGAGCTGTACCAGTTTGGTGCTAGTGAAGAAGATAGTTCATACAAAAGCTGGCACTTCACAAGCTATGACAACCCGCTGCTGGATCCTACTGAAATTGATGCAGCCAAGAAGAGCATGAGCAGCTTTGCGTTCCGACAGGAATTCATGGCAAGCTTTGAGGCTCAGGGCGGTGAGTTGTTCAAGGAAGAGTGGATTGTGTTTGATGAAGAAGAGCCTGACGGCGACTACTTCATTGCAATTGACTTGGCTGGTTTTGTTGACGAAAGCAAGAGCAGCAAGAGCAAGAAGCTCGACAGCAGTGCCATTGCCGTTGTTAAAACAAATATGGATGGCTGGTGGGTGAAAGACATCATTCATGGCAGATGGACTGTTGAGGAAACTGCCCAAAAGATTTTCAATGCTGTAAGGAAGTATGAGCCTTTGGCTGTTGGAATTGAGCGAGGAATTGCCAAGCAAGCTGTGATGCTTCCGTTGTCTGACATGATGCGTAGAACTGGTTCTTTCTTTCGTATTGATGAACTGTCACACGGGAACAAGAAGAAGACAGACCGTATTGTCTGGAGCTTGCAGGGGCGTTTTGAACATGGACAGATTAAACTGAACAAAGGTGAATGGAACACAGAGTTTCTAGATCAATTGTTTCAGTTTCCCAACCACATGGTGCATGACGATTTGATTGACGCACTAAGCTACATCGATCAGTTGAGCAAGCAAAGCTACGTTGCTGAGTTTGAAGAAGACAACTGGGAACCTATGGACTCTTTAGTGGGGTATTAATGAAAAGCAAAGTAAACGAAGCGAACAATTATACAAAGCCCACCATGCGTAAGCGTTTGTTTGAAAAAATTAAAGCTGGTTCAAAGGGCGGCGATCCTGGTGAGTGGAGTGCTCGTAAGGCTCAGTTGCTTGCAAGAGAATACAAGAAAGCTGGTGGAGGCTACAAATGAAAAAGAGTCAACAAAGCTTGAAAGATTGGACTGCTCAGAAATGGACCACTAGTGATGGGAAGCCGTCCAAGGGAAAGAAAAGATATTTACCTGAAGCTGCTTGGAAAGCTTTAAGCCCTGCGGAGAAAGCAGCTACAAACAAGGCTAAAGCTGCTGGGAATAAAAAAGGAAAGCAGTTTGTCGCTCAACCTAAATCAATTGCTAACAAGGTGAAGGCATACAGATGAAAGACTCAAGACTTGAACGAGCAGGAGTGAGCGGCTATAACAAGCCCAAGCGTACTCCCTCACATCCAACCAAGAGCCATGTTGTTGTGGCTAAGGAAGGCGATCAAATTAAAACTATCCGATTTGGACAGCAAGGCGTTGTTGGTAGCCCTGACGGGTCTGCACGAAACAAGGCTTTTAAAGCTCGTCATGCCAAGAACATTTCTAAAGGCAAGATGAGTGCTGCATATTGGGCTGATAAGGTGAAATGGTAATGGAATGTCCTCTCGCTCTCAGAAGCACTTCTGAAAACATTCGTAACCATGTTAAAACCATCAAGGAACATGGTCTTGGTCCTGCTGACCCCCGAGAAAAGAACACTGCTTTCTGGCAAGACAAGGCCAAGAAGTGGGGAGTTTCTGAAGGGGATGCTCGTGGACGGCTATGTGCCAACTGCGAACACTACATTGAAACGCCTTCCATCAAGAAATGTATTGATGAAGGCCCAATGAAAAACTTTAAGACATCAATGGTTCCTAATAAGCCACCTCTTGCTGACATTGAAAGCAAGCCTGTTGCTTGGTGCATTTTGTACGACATCACTTGTTCTCCTTTGCGAACCTGTGATAGCCAAGAACTTGGTGGTCCTGTATACTCTGACCAGGAGTATGCTGACATGAAAAATGAATTGGAGTAATGATGGAAGAAAACGATAAGTTTGAAGCTAAGGGCTTGGTTAGTTGGGTGATGGAGAAGGCCAACAAGTGGCGTGATCATTACACCTCCAACCATCAAGACAAGTTTGAAGAGTATTATCGCCTTTGGCGTGGGCAGTGGGACGCTTCCGATAAGACTCGTGAGAGCGAACGCAGCCGAATCATTGCTCCTGCCTTGCAGCAAGCCGTGGAAAGCAGCGTTGCTGAGGTGGAAGAAGCCACGTTTGGGCGTGGAAAGTGGTTCGATATTAAGGATGACCACCGTGATAAGGACAATCAAGACGTTGCCTACCTGCGTGAGTGCCTTGATGAGGAGTTCAAGTTTACCAAAGTACGTAAGGCAGTGGCAGAATGTCTACTTAATGCTTCAATTTACGGTACTGGATGTGCTGAAATTGTGTTGGATGAGGTGGAAGATCTTATTCCTGCCACTCAGCCTGTGCTAGATGGGGCCATGATGGCTGTTGGTGTGCAGGTTAAACCCCGCACTGTGGTGCGTTTGCGTCCCATCCTGCCTCAGAACTTCCTCATTGACCCTGTTGCCACTACAATTGAGGAGGCTTTGGGCGTTGCGATTGACGAATACGTGCCCATGCACCAAGTTGAGATTAATATGGAGAAGGGAATCTACCGTGAATGTGACATTTACTCTCCTGCTCCCAATCAAGACCTTGAACCTGACCAGGATTTGGTGATTTATCAGGACGACAAGATCCGTCTTACCAAGTATTATGGCCTTGTTCCTACAGATTTGTTCCGTGCTGCTACGGAAGAAGGCTATGTTGAGCCTGAAGATGACGAAGCAGAGGACAAGAAGGAGCCTGAATACACTGAGGCTATTGTTGTCATTGGAAACGAAGGGCTTTTGCTCAAAGTTGAAGCCAATCCCTACATGATGCAGGACCGTCCCCTGATTGCTTTCCCCTGGGATGTGGTTCCTGGGCGTTTCTGGGGCCGTGGCGTGTGCGAGAAGGGCTACAATAGCCAGAAAGCTTTGGACGCAGAACTCCGTGCTCGTATCGATGCGCTGGCTTTGACGGTTCATCCCATGATTGCCATGGATGCAACCCGTATGCCTCGTGGCGCACGACTGGAAGTACGTCCTGGTAAAACTGTGCTGACCAACGGGAACCCTTCCGAGATTTTGCAGCCGTTTAAGTTTGGCAATTTGGACCAGAATACGTTCACCCAGGCAGCAGAGCTTCAGAAGATGGTGCAGATGGCTACTGGAGCCATTGATGCTGCTGGTATTCCTGGTAGCATCAATGGTGAAGCGGCTGCTGGTGCTGTTAGCATGAGCCTTGGAGCCATCATCAAGCGTCACAAGCGCACGTTGATCAATTTCCAAGAGAGCTTCCTGCTGCCCATGATTACAAAGATGGCATGGCGTTACATGCAGTATGATCCTGATAGGTTCCCTGCTGCTGATTATAAGTTTGTCCCCTCTTCCTCGCTGGGCGTGATTGCCCGTGAGTATGAGGTGACGCAGCTTGTCCAGCTTTTGCAGACGCTGGGCCAGGACAGCCCGATGTACCCCATGTTGGTGAGTGCAGTGATTGACAACATGAGCTTGTCCAACCGTGAAGAACTCAAGGCACAGCTTCAGCAACTTATGCAGCCCAATCCTCAGCAGCAGCAGGTGCAGCAACAGCAGCTCCAGCTTCAGCTTGCACAGCTTCAGGCTAATGTGGAGCTTCTCCAGAGCCAAGCTGCTGAAAGTCAGAGCCGTGCTCAGAAGCTATCCCTGGAAGCTCAGGCAGTTCCTGCCAAGGTTGAGAACGACAGGATCCGTGCCATCTCTGCCAACATCAAACCCGGAGAGCAGGACGACATGGAGTTCCAGCGCAGGGCTAAGATTGCTGAATTGGTGCTCAAGGAGCGTGAGATTGCATCCAAGGAAGCCATTGTGGCTAAACAGATGCAAGAACCCACTTGACAAATTAAAACTTTTGTGTTATAATGTAGGTGTCTTACATCCAAAAAGGAGAAATGTTTGGACCCTAAACTGCAAGAATATTACGAATCTTTACTGAACCTGTTCACCACTGATGGCTGGAAAAAGTTTCAAGAGGACATGAGAACCAGTTTCGATAACCTCAACAACATCCAAACCATCCACTCGGAAGAAGAGTTTTGGTTAAGAAAGGGACAAATCAATACGCTGTCCTTCATTGTCAATTACGAAAATGCAGCCAAGGCTGCTTATGAGGAGTTGACCAATGTTGAGAGTGTTTGATTATCTTTGTCCTAACGGTCATCGTACAGAACTATTCACCTCTGAAGTTACAGAGACAACTGAATGTATGTGCGGTGAGAAGGCTTTAAGACAGATGAGCACCCCAAGGGTATTCTTGGAAGGTGTTACAGGCGATTTCCCAGGGGCTGCTATGAAATGGGATAAGAAACACGCCGAACAACTTAAAGTCGAAAAAAAGCGTAACAGCTCTTAAGAGCCAAAGTTACATTCCTTCCATAATGCTTTTAGCACGGAGAAACAAATATGGCCACATTTATTGACGATACCCCTGAGACTGACGAAGACACTCAGAACATTCAAGAAGAACAGGAATCTCAACAGCAGACAACTCCTGAACAAGATGATGAAATCCCTGAACGCTATCGGGGCAAGAGTGCAAAAGACTTGATTCGTATGCACCAGGAAGCTGAGAAGCTGATGGGTCGCCACAGTCAAGAAGTCGGAGAACTCAGACGAGTTGTAGATGATTTCATCAAACAACAGACGGTAGTCAAAGAAGCCCCAAAAGAGGAAGAAGTAGATTTCTTCACTGATCCCGAGAAAGCCATCGATGCTCGTCTAGCAAAGCATCCTAAGCTTATTGAAGCTGAACGTCTTAATGCTGAACTGGCTAAAGAACGTGCGCTTATGGCCCTTCAAAAGGCACACCCCGACTTCTCAGACATTGTACAAAATGATGGGTTTAAGGAGTGGGTTGCAAAGAGTAAGGTGCGTAGCGAACTTCTCAATCGTGCAGACCAGCGTTATGACTTTGAAGCAGCAGATGAACTCTTCACATCTTGGAAAGAACGCCAGGAAATGCTGAAGAACACAACTGCCATTCAACAAGCTGATCGGAAAGCACAGCTTAAGCAAGCGTCAACTGGCGCAACTCGTGGGACCAGTGAGCCGCAAGGAAAGAAAATCTACAGACGTTCCGACATTGTAGATCTGATGCGTAAAGATCCTGAACGCTACATGGCCTTACAACCTGAAATTATGGCTGCGTATGCGGAGGGTCGTGTAAAATAATTTTGAAAGGAATTTAACATGGCAACTTCTGTTTATCCCGCACAAGGCGGTGCTGCTGGTCTTACCGAAGCCAGTAACTTTTTGCCCGATCTGTGGAGTGATGAGATTATCGCTGCATACAAGAAGAACTTGGTTTTGGCTCAGTTTGTTCGCAAGATGAGCTTCAAAGGCAAGAAGGGTGATGCACTGATTATCCCTAACCCCGCTCGTGGTTTGGCTGCTCAGACCAAGGCTGAGAACACTGCTGTTACTTTGCAGAACCTGTCTCAGTCTAACATCACTGTGAACCTTGACAAGCACAAGGAAGTGTCTTACCTGATCGAAGACATCGTTGAAGTGCAAGCTCTGCCCTCGCTGCGTAAGCACTACACCGATGACGCTGGCTACGCTATGGCCCTTCAGGTTGACAACGACCTGTGGGCTTTGGTGAAAGCTCTGGGTAATGGTGATGGTTCGTCTTACGTTCACAGCCGTTCTTTCCAGTTCAACACCTCCACTGGTGTTCTGGAAGCCTATGACGCTGACGGCACTGGTGACATTGGTAACTTCTCCGATGTTGGCTTCCGTCGTGCTATTCAGTATCTTGATGATGCTGACCAGCCCATGGACGGTCGTGTTCTGATTGTGCCCCCGAGCACCCGTAACACCCTCAATGGCGTGAACCGCTACACCGAGCAAGCCTTTGTTGGTGAGTCTGGTGCTGCTAACACCATCCGCAATGGTGAAGTGGGTAACCTCTACGGTATCCCCGTGGTTGTGTCTAGCAACTGCCCCACCCTGGAAACGGGCGTGAAGGGTGCTTTGCTGGCTCACAAAGACTGGGCTGTTCACATTGAGCAGATGGGTGTGCGTTCGCAGACTCAATACAAACAAGAGTACCTCGCTACTCTGTTCACCAGCGACATGCTGTACGGTACGAAAGTGCTGCGTAGCGATGCTGGCGTGTTGATGGCTGTCGCAGCCTAATGCACTTGGGAGGGGCTTTATGAGAGCCTCTCCCTTTATGTTAATGAGCTTTTAAACAAGAGCTTATCACCATAAAGGAACCTTTAATATGGCTATCTGGCGTGGCAATGGCGGTGCAGGTGATGCTAATGATGATGTCACCGTCAACCAAGTTACAACTCTGACGCAACAAGCTGCAACCAGTGCTACGGCTGCTGCTGCTTCTGCGTCTTCTGCTGCTACATCTGCCACAAATGCAGCAAGCAGCGCAAGCTCTGCGTCTAGCTCTGCCACTAGTGCATCTTCCAGTGCCTCTAGTGCCTCTACTTCTGCAAGCAACGCTTCTACGTCTGCCACTAACGCAGCCAGCAGTGCTTCCAGTGCGTCTACCTCTGCTAGTTCTGCATCTACTTCTGCAACTAACGCAGCTTCCAGTGCCACTAGCGCGGCTTCTAGTGCATCAACTGCCACTACCAAAGCTAGTGAGGCTTCTACTTCTGCTACGAACGCAGCCTCATCTGCTTCCTCTGCTTCAACGTCTGCCTCTACGGCTACCACTCAAGCAGGGATTGCTACCACTAAAGCTGGTGAAGCAGCTACGTCTGCTACCAACGCAGCTTCATCTGCCTCCACTGCCTCCACTGCTGCAACGAATGCCTCCAATAGCGCATCGAGTGCTTCTACATCTGCCACGAACGCATCGAACAGTGCAAGCAGTGCCTCTACTAGCGCAACGAATGCAGCCTCGTCTGCAACTACTGCCAGTACAGCAGCAACGAATGCGTCTACTTCTGCTACTAACGCAGCCAGCAGTGCAACTAGTTCTGCTGCAAGTGCTACATTGGCTAATGATTGGGCTACGAAAACATCTGGTCCTGTAGCTGGTGGTGAATACTCTGCTAAATATCATGCACAGAATGCAGCCACCTCTGCATCTAACGCTTCTACCAGTGCTACGAACGCTGCTTCTAGTGCTTCCAGTGCCTCCACTTCTGCCACCAATGCTTCTAACAGCGCAAGCAGTGCTGCTACCAGTGCCACTAATGCTGCTGCTTCTGCCACCCAGGCAGCTACCTATGTAGCTAATCAGGCTGGCAATGCTGGTAAATACTTAACGACAAATGGCACAAATGTTAGCTGGGCAACTGTAGATGCTTTACCTAGTCAAACTGGTAATTCTGGTAAATATCTTACAACGAATGGAACCACTGCCTCCTGGGCAACTGTCGCCACTGCTTCTTTCTTCTTTCCTTTTTACAAAGCAAGCGGTGTAAGTGATGTAATTAACTTAGTGAGTGGAACTGCTTTGCCTTTCTTTAAAGCAAGCGGAGCAGCAAGCAATATCTCTTTAATTTCTTAAGGAATCAAGATGGGTGTTAAGATTGTCAAATCAATTTATACAGGAAGTGATGTCACTTCTTTGGGTGAAACTACAGCCACTGATACCATTGATGGTGTGCTTGCTGCCACTATCACTACACTTACGGATGGGGTCACCATCACTCCTGCCTTCACCGATAGTTGTAACTTCACTGTAACGCTTGGCGGTAACCGTACATTGGCAAACCCCACTGGCTTGGTTGCTGGTCAAAGCGGTAGCATCTTTGTTGTTCAGGATGCAACGGGTGGACGCACCCTAGCATTTGGTAGCTATTGGGACTTTGCTAATGGAACTGCTCCTACGCTCACCACCACTGCCAATGCTGTAGATCGTATTGATTATGTTGTACGTTCTAGCACTAGCATTCATGCAGTCTTCACTGGGAACTACAGCTAATGAGTGCCTTCCATGACAATGCGTTGATTGGAGCCTCTGGTCAACAGGGATACAACATCAGCCGCTCTGTGCGCTATCGAGCAAGTGCGTCCCCATACTTTACACGCCCTTTTGCAACGCCTACAAACTCATCCAAATGGACAATGAGTATGTGGGTTAAGCGTGGCATTCTATCTTCTGCGACCACTCCAGCTTTGTTTGGTAAAACGATTAGTGCATTAGCTAATTTCTATTTGGCGTTTGATCCTGGTAACACAATGACCTGGACGTTCTCAAACACTGCCTACATGACAACAACACAAGTGTTTCGTGACCCGTCTGCTTGGTATCATATTGTTGCTGTGTGGGACTCTGCAAACGCTACTGCTGCTCAGAGAGCCAGACTATATGTCAATGGCACTGAAGTTACGGCTTTTTCAGTTGACAATCGCTCATCCATTACAACAAGCATGGATGCATGGAACACTACCAGCACTCTTTACATGCATGGTATTGGTTGTGCATCTGCCACTGTTTCAACAGTAACCCAATTCTTTGACGGCTACCTCACCGAGGTTAACTTCATTGACGGTCAAGCCCTGACACCTTCCAGCTTTGGTGAGAATGATACGGTAACTGGTGTGTGGAAGCCTAAGAAGTACGCTGGCACATACGGCAACAATGGGTTCTACCTGAACTTCTCGGACAACTCAGCCGCCACTGCTGCTGCGATTGGCAAGGACTACTCTGGCAACGGTAACAACTGGACACCCAACAACATCAGCGTGACCAGTGGGGTGACCTACGACTCCATGCTGGATGTGCCTACGATGTGGGCTGACGGTGGGAACGGGCGTGGCAACTACTGCACGTTGAACCCTTTGCAACCAGCTTCCACCACTGTGGTCGTGCCGACAGACGGCAACCTCAAAATGACAGGAACTGCCAGTGGCAACAACGTCACTGGAACGATGGCAATTCAAGCCTCAACTTATTTTGAAGGCACAGTCATCACTGGCGGTGGCACTCTTCAATTCGGAGTCCGCAATATAAGCACAAGCAACACATACGTCTACGACAGCAGTGGCAACAAGGTGTTGGCGGGTACGTCTACCGCCTATGGCGCGTCATTTACAACCAATGATGTGATCGGCGTTGCGGTTGATCCTGTAAACCTGACGTTGCAATTCTTTAAGAACGGTACTTCGCAAGGCACGATTACGTCAGCATTCCCTTCTGGTGATTATGTGCCTTTCTTCTATGCGTCAAACACCAACTCAAGCGCAGCCAACTTTGGTCAGCGCCCCTTCACCTACACCCCGCCCAGTGGCTTCAAGGCACTGAACACTCAGAACCTGCCATCACCGACCATCAGCAATGGTGCAAACTACATGACCACCTTGCTGTGGACTAGCAACGCTTCGGTGAAAAGCGTCACTGGGTCTGCTTTCCAGCCTGATCTTGTGTGGGTAAAAGACCGTCAATCGGTATCGGCAAACGAGGGCTATCATCACTTGGTTGATAGCGTTCGCGGTGCAGGTAAGGTGCTGAGTTCTAACGCCACGCTTGCTGAATACTGGACTGGTACAAACCAATCTGTCACTGCTTTCAACTCAAATGGATTTACGTCTGGCATCTATGACGGTTTGAATAATGACTCGATGGTGTCGTGGCTTTGGAAAAAAAGTGCAGCCTCTGGTTTTGACATCGTGACCTACACGGGTACTGGAGCTAACAGAACCATTGCTCACTCCCTTGGTGTTGCGCCAAAGATGGTTATTGTGAAGGCTCGAAATCTTCCCAATAGCATTGCTCGTCCTTGGGCTGTGTGGCACACGGAAATGGCAGCAACAGAAGTTATTTTCTTGGATAGCACTTCAGCTAAGTCCACTGGGGCAACGACCTATTGGAACAGCACACTGCCGACATCCTCTGTGTTCTCGGTTGGTACAGAGCCAGTGGTTAACGGAGCAACAGGCACTGTCGGTGAATATGTTGCCTACCTATTCAGCGAGGTGGCTGGCTTCAGCAAGTTCGGTAGTTACACTGGCAATGGAAGCACTGACGGCAGCTTTGTCTACTGTGGGTTTAGGCCAGCATTTGTGATGGTGAAGCGCACCGACACAACGGGAAACTGGTGCGTCTTTGATAACCGCCGTCTTGGATATAACGGGGCGAGCGCAAGCAAAGAGCTTTACCCGAACCTATCGAACGCCGAGGGCACATCAAACGGCCCCGATCAACTGTCAAACGGCTTCAAGCTCCGCGATACCTACACAGACGTAAACGCCAGCGGCGGAACATACATCTTCGCGGCCTTTGCCGAAAACCCATTCAAGAACGCACTTGCGAGGTAAATATGTTTCTACTCAACGGTTCTCCTCTTCCCATTGACACTCCATTCACTGTTGATGGGGTACAATATCCAGCCAATTGGTTGCGCTTCACCACGCTTGAGGAAAAGCAAGCCATTGGCATCACTGAAGTGCCTGACCCTGAACCCTACGATGATCGGTTCTATTGGGGTGTAGGCATTCCCAAAGATCTGGGTGAATTGAAAACTCAATGGATTGGTCAGTTTAAGGACACTGCTGGCAAGCTGCTGGCAGCTACTGACTGGATGATTATTCGTAAGGTGGAACGTGATGTGGCTATCCCTGCTGAGGTGGTGACTAAACGTGCTGCCATCGTTGCTGAATGCACAAGGCTGGAAGCTGCCATTACTGAGTGTGCAGATGTTCCTGCCTTGATTGTTGTTGTTAGTTCTCAAAATTGGGGTGAGTGATGGAGCAGCCAGATTTCGATCCTGTAAAGTATGGGGTGTTATGGGAGCGTGTTCAGCAGATGGACAAGAAGATTGACAAGATGGAACGTCAAATTGAGGAGCTTCTTGAGCTTGCCAACAGGGGCAAGGGAGGCTTGTGGTTTGGCATGGCTGTGTCATCTGCGCTGGCTGGCATTATTGGTTTTGCCATTGCTTGGCTTAAGAGGTAATCATTGATTTCGTAACTCTGCTTGCTCTTGCTAACGGAGCCGTTGCTGCCGTTAAGAAGGGATGTGCTCTTTACAAAGAATACAAAGCAGTTGGTCAGGAAGTGCATGCGGTTGCAACAGACATTGGTAAACATCTAAAGGGGTTCTTCCAGGCTGTTGATACAATTGAGACACATGCTAAGGAAGAGAAAGAGACAGTAAAGAAGGGCAACAGAGAAAGCCTCAACCAGCAAGCCTTGGATAGGGTGTTGGCTCAGAGGCATCTCATGCAGATGGAGACAGAGCTTAGAGAGACGCTCATCTACCAAAGCCCTCCTGAACTGGGAGCCTTGTACACCGACTTCATCAAGGCCAGGGAAGAGATAAAGAAAGAACAAGAAGAGTACGACAGAGAGCAGAAAAGAATAAGAAGAATAGAAGAAAGAAAGAAAAGAGAATTCTGGGACAAGTGGAACATACGAATAGCCATAGCCATAGCTGTGTTTGTTGTGGCAATAGAGATTGGTGGTTTGTTCTATCTCATTCATGTTGACTACATGAAGAGGAAACAAGAGATTCTCTTAATTGAAAGGAAGAAAGATGGAATGGCTTAAACAAATTGCTCCCACCATTGCTACGGCTTTCGGTGGTCCTTTGGCTGGGATGGCTGTCACTGCCATTTCCAAAGCTATTGGAGTTGAGCCTGAGAAAGTTGAAGAAGTAATTTCTAGCAACAAGCTCACCTCAGAACAAATTGCACAGATTAAGCTGGCAGAGATTGAGCTAGAGAAACAAGCACGAGAGCTTGGCCTGAACTTTGAGAAACTGGCTGTTGACGACAGGAAGTCTGCTCGTGACATGCAAGCAGCCACTCGTTCTCTTGTTCCTCCCTTGCTTGCTACGGCTGTCACTGTTGGCTTCTTTGGCATTCTTGGGATGATGCTAACTGGTCGAGTGGATGCAAGCAACCCTGCTTTGATGATGATGCTTGGCTCCCTTGGCACAGCCTGGACAGGCATCATTGCCTACTACTTTGGGTCAAGTGCTGGCTCCCAGGCTAAAACTGAAATGCTTTCTAAGGCGCAGCCAATCAAATGAACCTAAGCACCAACTTCACCCTGGAGGAAGCCACGTATAGCGAGACAGCTATTCGACTTGGGATTAACAATCAGCCAAGCGAGGAGCAGCTAGAGAACATGAAAGCTGCTGCTGCTTGCCTGGAGAAGCTGCGGGAAGTGGCAGGACCGTTGCGTGTCAACTCCTGGCTCAGGCTCCCCGAGGTTAATGTGGCAGTTGGTGGGTCACGGGTTTCAGCTCACATGGATGGATGGGCCATCGATTGCTCCTCTGCCAAGTACACCCCCTACCAGCTTTGCCAGTTGGTGAAACAATCTGGGATTGAGTTTGATCAAATGATTCATGAGTATGGACGCTGGATGCACATCTCCTTTGCCCCTACTCTACGTAAGCAAGAACTAACTATCTTCAAACCTGAAGGTAAATATAAACCTGGAATCCTAACCGAGTCCCAATACAAAGGAGAATGAGAATGCCTCTCAAAAAAGGAAGCTCACAGAAAGTGATTAGCGCAAACATCAAGCGTGAAATGTCCCACGGCAAGCCACAGAAGCAAGCCATCGCAATCGCCCTACAAGCCGCTGGAAAGAGCAAGCAAGGGGGTGGTAAGGGCAAGGCTAAAAAAACGCCCCAAAAGCCGTATTAATGCGTTCTAGAGGTATATAATGCTCCACTCAATTGGTAAAACCCTGACAGCCAACACAAACACCACCCTGTTCACTGTCCCGAACGGGTATGTGGCGCATTTGAGCATGACGTTCATCAGCAACACCAGCGGGTCTACAGGAAACGTCACCTTCTATTGGCAACATGCCCATGATGCGTCACATAAAGTTTACATTTTGAATGGTAAAACTTTGAACAGTAAGGAATACATTCAGTTCTCCAACGGGATTGTGGTGATGAAGAGTGGAGACTCCATTGTGCTAAACCCGTCTGTTGTAATGGACGTTATAGCTACCTTTGATCTGTTACAAGCTCCTCCATTGTATACTTTTAGTAATGAATAATTAATAAACTACTTGACAAGAATACTTTTTTGTGATACAATGGTAGTATCTATAAAGGAACTTAAATGACTTTCTTAGAACTTGTGAACAAGGTGTTGTTGAGACTCAGAGAGAGTCCTGTTGCCACTGTGCAAGGGTCTGGGAATAGCAACATGTATGCCCGACTGATCGGGGAATTTGTTAATGAAGCCAAGGCTCAGGTGGAAAGTGCCTGGGATTGGAGTGCTTTGCGTAGCACCCTGTCTGCCACCACCTCGGCTGGTGTGTTTAATTATGAGCTGAACGGTTCTGGTAATAATTTCAAGGTGTTGGATGTTATTAACGATACGTCTAACATGTTTATGGAATACAAAGACGCTGTTTGGTTTGATGATAAATTCTTGAATGCCACCCCTCAGTCTGGTATTCCTCAGTATTACAACTTCAACGGTGTAAGCACTGGTGACTTGGATACCCTTGTTGACATCTATCCAATTCCTGATGGTGCATACAACCTGCGCTTTAACGTCACGCTGCGTAACGCTCCCCTGGACGCTGATGCTGACAAGCTTTATGTTCCTTCTCGTCCTGTCATCCTGATGGCAACTGCCATGGCTATTGAAGAGCGTGGTGAGGACGGAGGCCAGCAGAGCATTAATGCATACGCTGCTGCTCGTAGTGCTCTGGCTGATGAGATTGCTCTTGATGCTGCTCGTCACCCTGAAGACACCATCTGGTACACGGTATGAAAGAACTTCAAACACAAAGCATTGTAGCTCCTGGATTCTTTGGGCTTAACACTCAAGAGAGCGGAGTTACTCTGTCTCCCAACTTTGCACAGCTTGCTGACAATGTTGTCATTGACAAGTATGGACGTTTGGGCGCACGTAAGGGCTGGGTGATGCAGACCACCAGCGGCTCTTCTGCTTTGTCTGGACAACCTGTTCGTTTTATTCACGAGCATATTTCTGCTGCTGGTAGCTCTGTCTACTTGTCTGGCGGCAATAACAAAGTGTTTTCAGGTGGAGTGGGAGCATCTTTGACCAACATTACTCCTGCTGGGTATACGATTACTAATAATAATTGGAGCGGGGCAACTATTAATGCCCACACAGTGATGGTTCAGGAAGGTCATGAACCTCTTGTGTATAACAGCACTGCTTCACCTGTCCTTAAAAAGATGTCCACGTTTACAGGACTTACACAAAATTATGGAACTGATTACCCTAAACACATCATTGCAGCGTATGGTCGTTATTGGGCATTGTCTAGCTCCACTGTATACTGGAGCACTGATATTGCCGACCCTGCCTTTCCTAGTTTTTCTGGGGGCACATCTGGTTCGCTGAACATTGCATCTGTCTTGCCGAACAACGTAGACACTCTCATGTCCATTGCTGTTCACAACGACTTCCTTGTCATCTTTGCAAAGAACAACATTGTCCTGTATAGCGGTGCTCGTAACCCAATTGGCACTGACTTCATGCTTGCTGACATCATTGCTGGTGTGGGCTGTGCTGCCAAGAAGAGCGTACAGGCAACTGGTAATGATTTGATTTTCCTCTCTGACACTGGTGTGCGTAGCTTGTCTCGCCTCATCCAAGAGAAGAGCTTGCCAATGCGTGACCTCACCAAGAACATCCGTGATGATTTCTTGAAGGATGTTAGCGCAGAGGTAGCCAGCTATGGAAGCCTTGATCGTGTGTGCAGCGTGTACAGCGAAACAGAAGCTTTCTACTTGATTAGCTTTCCTGCTACCTCCACTGTCTATGTGCTTGACATGCGCTCTCCCTTGCAGGACGGCTCTGCTCGTTGCACTGTGTGGTATTCCTATCCTGCCTACAGCTTCTTGCGTGACATCAACAAACGCCTGTACATTGGAAAGACTAATGGCATTGGCTTGTACAGTGGCTACAAAGACAACAACGTGAAGTATCGACTCAGGTACTTCTCTCACTACCTCTCGTTTGGTAGTAACACTGTTAATAAGATTTTAAAACAGATTCGTGTGACAGTGCTTGGTGGTAGCAATCAACAATTCACCATCAAGATTGGTGGAGACTACACTGCCTCTTATCTGTCCTATCCTTTCACTGTTGCTCCTGGCTCTGTCGCAGAATATGGGATTGCTGAGTATGGCGCAAACGCTGCCACTCTTGCATACTACTCTGGTGGTATTGTTATTGACGACATCAAGAGCAGCGTTGGTGGAAGTGGTAATGTAATTCAGATTGGATTTGAAGCAGATGTTAATGGCGATGCATTGTCAGTGCAATCAATTGACTGCTACCTTAAAACAGGGAGAATTGGATAATGGCTAACTATACCAAATCAACAGACTTTGCAAGCAAGGATGCTTTGCTTACTGGTGATCCGAATAAAATTGTTAAAGGCTCTGAGCTTGACGATGAGTTTGACAACATTCAAACTGCTGTCAACTCTAAGGCAGACGCTAATAGTGCTGCTCTCACTGGCACTCCCACTGCTCCCACTGCGTCTAGCGGTACTAACACCACGCAACTTGCCACCACTGCGTTTGTAACCAATGCTGTATCCACTGCTGCTCAAGCAGCCTACCCTGTCGGTAGTATTTACATGAACGCCTCTGTCAGCACCAACCCTGCCACGTTGCTGGGCTTTGGTACTTGGACAGCCTTTGGTGCTGGTCGTGTGTTGATTGGTGTTGATGGTAGCAATCCTCTGTTTGATACGGTTGAAGAAACTGGCGGTAGCGCAGATGCTGTTGTTGTTAGCCACACGCACACTGCAACGGTTACTGACCCTGGTCACTCTCACACAATGACCCCAGTTATCAGAGCACAGGTTTCTAATGCTACGTCTGGTGATATTTATTTTGGAAGCCAGAGCAGCGTTAGTTCTACCAACAGCGCAACAACTGGTATCTCTGTAGCCAACTCGACAACTGGTGTGTCTGGTACTAACGCCAACCTCCAGCCGTACATCACTGTTTACATGTGGAAACGCACAGCTTAAAGGAAGCATAATATGGATCCAATTTCCGCAGCAATCCTCGGAGGCTCTGGCCTCTTAAGTGGACTCCTGTCTTCAAGCGCAGCAGACCGAGCAGCAGAGGCTCAACTGCAAGCTGGGCGAGAGGCTGCTCAGGCACAACTTGAGAGTGCTCGTATTGCAGCAGACGCTGCTAAGTTTCGTCCATACAGCCTCACCACTGGCTTTGGTCGTAGCTTCTTCAACCCTGAAACACAGACGGCTGGCTATGAGATTGATCCTCGTCTTGCAGCTTTCCGTGATGCTCTGTATGGACAGGCTAATCAATACATGACTGAGCTTGGTGGTACTTCTCCTACCGCTGAAGCACAGAAGTATTATGCCACACAGATGGGCTTGCTTGCTCCCACACGAGCACAGGAAGATGTGGCCGCACGACAGGCTCTGTTGGCCTCTGGTCGCATGGGCTTGGGTGTGGCTCCCGTGGCTGCTGGTGCAGGTGATGTTGGTGGTTTGATCAACCCTAACGAGTTTGCACGACAGAGAGCACGAGAGCTTGCTAACGCTGAGATTGCTGCTCAGAGTACCAACTATGGACAGAGCATGATTGACAAACTCATGTCTCGTGCAACGGGTGCTTTCCAGAGCGGGGCTGGTATTGAAGAACTTGGTATGAAGCCTCTCACAATGGGTGCTGACATTGGTAGCCGACAAGCTGTCTCACAAGGACAACAGGCTCAAGCCCTGCTCTATGGAGGCATTAATGCTGCTAAGTCCAACCTAGACGCAGCCACTGCTGCAAATCAAATTAACTTGGCTAGTGGCCTTGGCACTGCTGGTATGTTCCAGCAAGGCGGTCAGACGTTTGCCAAGCTGATGCAGAAACCCCCTGTAAGTATGTGGAGCACTCCTGTAAATGCTCTGAGCACTTCTGCATACGGTCCTGGCATGCTTGGCTACGAACGTGCAATGGCTGATATTTACGGATAATAAGGAACTAACATGGCAACTTCTGATGTGTTGAGTTTATTTGGAAACATGCCCACGCAAGAACAGCTTGCTGATCAATTCTTGTCTGGCATGATGGTTAGTCCTGGTCAGATGGCGCAGCTTTCTTTGCCACAGCAGATCACTGCAACCATGCGTAACGCTGGAGCTAACATTGGCTACGCTGGTGGTCGCATGCTTGGTGGTGCTACCACTGACATGGTGAGAGCACAGGCTGCTGATCAAATCATGAGAGATATTTCTGCTATGAATTTTACTTCAGATGCAGATATGTATGGTGAGTTGTCTCGTAGGCTGGCCCAGGCTGGCATGGCTCAGGATGCTCTCAAGGCACGTAGCATGGCTCTTGATGCTAGACGTACAGAGCAAACCATGCGCCTACAGGAGCAGCAAGACAAACGTGCTGAAGCAGAAGCAAAGAGACAAGAAGACTTGTTCCCATTTGCAAGGAGCAAAGCTGTTCTTGAGGTTAAAAAACTTGAAGATAGCATGAAGGGTCTTGAGCAACTAATTGCAGAGGAAAAAGCTAAAGCCTCTCCTGATCCAGATCGTATTAAAGACTTAACAACGCAGCGTGATCAAGCCTTAGAAAAACACAATATGGAAAAGCAAAAGGTTTCTGCACAGCTTGCTCATTGGAAAGCCATTGAAGCTCAGGGAGCCTCTAACATTGCACTTCAGAAAGCAAAGCTTGATGCAGAGGCATATAACAAGCCAATTCCATTTACATTCAGAACGCCTGGATGGAATACTGCAATGGCTGCACAGGGTGTTAAAGAGTATCAAACAATTCCAGCCGCTGCTTTTATGGACCCTAAAACTAAAAAATTCTTAGGACGTGATGGGACTGTTTACGACAGTTTAAATGAAGCAGTATCAGGATCAGGAATGCTTAAAGAATTGGGTATAGAACCTAGCCAACAACGCCCTGGTCCTGTTGCTCCTTCAAAGCCAGTGTCTAGCGGTGGTCGTACTCCTATTACTCAGTTTGATTAATAAGCATGGATAATTTTCCTTTATCTCCTGAAGATCAAGCACTCTCCTCTGCTGTAAGCGGAGAAGGTAAGCCATGGCGGTTTGGAAAAGGACAGTTTGATTTGATTGGGGCACTAGAAGCTGGGTATACAAAGCCTGAAATTGCTCAACACCTCTCTCAAAAGAAAAACTTTAACTACGAGGGAGCTTCTAAAGCTGGATACTCTGATGGTGAGATTATTTCTCACCTGTTGGGTGCTGGGGCTTTCGATGCTTTTGCTTCTCAGTTTGTGTACAACATGGGCGAGAGTGCTCTTGGTTTGACACAGGCAGGGTCTAAGATTGCTGGCGGTGAGTTTAACAAGAAGAGAGCACAGGCTTTCTCTGATGCAGCAGACATCCTGTCAGAGGGTGAAAGCTTTGCCAAGTGGTCTGGCATTATCTCTGGTTCTGTCATTGACCCTGTGTCCGTCCCAGCAGGTTTCCTGAAGTTCATCAAGGCAGGAACTCTCGCAAAAGAACTGGCAGCAAAAGGTTCTGCACAGGCTATTTTCGGTGGGCTTGTCTCTCCAACCTACAAAGAAAACTGGTCAGACATCCTCGCAGAGAAGGCTGAAAAGACCATTGTTGGTGGCGTGTTTGGTGGTGTACTTGGTGGCACTTTGGGCAAGGGCATTGACATTCTGGCTAAACGTGCTGAAGGAAAGATTAAAGCACCTGAGGCTGACATTCCTGCTGGTAAGGCAGAGCAAGGCGCAGCAGATGATGCTCTCTCTTCTTTGATTAAATATGATCAAGACATCCAGGCCAAGAAGGCTGCTAGTGCGCTTGAAGATGTTGTTCAAGAAGTAGCTCCTGCTGAGACAAAGATTTCTGGTAAGGACATTACCAACAAGCCACTGTCTGGTGACGAGGAAAAGCTCATCAAGGACAGGATTGCTACTCTCCAGAGTCAGGTGGATGACCTTCGTTGGAAACAAGCAGAGGGCGAAACACCCACCAAGGAAGAAGCAGGAAAGCAAGTGGCTGCTTTGTTCCAGGGCAAAGATAAACTCCCTGAGCAAGCAGCAGACAACCTTCCTCCTGTTCCTGGTGCTGGTCTTGTTGCTCCTAAGAAGGCAGAAGGAGAGAAGCCTGTAGCTGCTCTGTTCCAGCCTAAGCCTCAGGAGCCTTCGCCTGTCATCCAGGTGCAGAAGGATGCTCCCAAGGTGGCAGCATTGCTGCGCTCTCAAGGCATTGACAGCGATATTAAAATTAAACAAGAACAGATTCGCATGCTTGAGCAGAAGTTACTGGAGAGTAACCAGCGCAAGGTGGCGATGGAACAGCCTGAGCTTGTCCAGGTGGAGACTCGTAAAGGCCCAGCACCTGCTGAAGCTCCTCGTGCTTCTGCGCCTATGCAAGCCCCTGTTGTTGCCACACGAGAGCAGGTGACGCAAGCCCTCACCAGGGCAATGGATGAGACAGGAGCTAAGAGTCCTGATGAACTCATTGTCAAGATTGGCAAGCCTGATGAAGCCGCTGCTGCACAGGCACGTATCAACGCAGGAACCCCTCAGTCCATCAACGAATGGGTGGACAATGCCATGCGTATGCAAGGGGCTAGAGGCTCTGTTGGCGCAGCAGCAGCTCGTCCTGAAACTGTGTTCGGTGATGTCAATGTTTTTCCCACGGCAGAGAAAGCTGCAAAGCAAGTGGCACAGGGCAAGACTGCTCCCACGTTGAAGCGAGAAGAGTTCAGTGTTCCTGAGCTTGAGAAGATGGTTCAACAAACTGTTGGTTTCCTGGGCAAGCCCCTCAAGCAGATGCGTGAAGGTGGTGACTTCGCTGGAACCCTCAAGGGCAGCAGAGAAGCTGGTGACAAGCTCATTGCCAAGGCACAGAAGGAAGAGGGAAGCTTGCTTGGCTACTTCTTTAAACAGGATGATGAAGGCAACTTTGTCAACCTGGACAAGACATGGAACAGAGCAGACGTTGCTGCCTTTGCTCCTGTTGTCAAATATGCAGAGCGTGTGTACAACGCATTGATGGATGAAGGTGTTGCTCTTCGTAAAGCAGGAAAGCTTGAAGGAGCAGAGCTTAACGACCTAGCCTATCGCTTGCAGTTCCCTGTTCAAATCATGGGTGTCCTGCAAGGCAAGCGTACAGAGGCTTCTCGTACATTGAACGCATACAAACTCCTCAGAGAAAAATGGGACAGTGGCAAGGAAGTCAAAGGCTTCTTCTCTCCTGGAACTCCCTGCATGTAAGGAACACAAATGGCTCTTAGTAAAAACTGTGAGTATCGTATTCAAGACTTGGTTGACGCTCGGATTGCTATTCAAGATAGCGATATGGGCGATGCTGCAAAGAAGCAAGTGTTTGACAAGCTCTTTGCTGCACAGCTCAAGCCACAGGGCATGTGGGACAAAATTGCAAACAACACAGCAACGTGGATTGTGCATGGCTATCTGCTGAACACAAAACAAATTGCTGCCAACATTGGCTCTGCTGTCATTAACGCAGGGCTGAACCCGTTTGTTAAAGACATTGGCACTTTGCTAATGAAAGCAACAGGGCAGAAAACTGACCGCACAGTGGGAGAAGGCTTGGCTATGTACAAAGCTGCCTTCAACAACTTTGAACAGCGCATGCGTGTTGCTAAGGAAACCTTTGACACTGGACACAGTAAGAACGACAGGCTGCTTGGTCGTGTGTTTGGCATGTCCGAGAGTGAGTTCAAAGAAGCTGTGGCAAAGATGGGACTCAACTCAACCGATGAGCGTTTGTTCCGTCAACAGATGACAGACATCTATGGCTCTCACATGCTGCCTGGGAAGTTCGGTCAGCTCTATTCCCTTGGTGCTCGTGCTGGTATGGCTATCGATGACTTCAACCAAATCATGTTCAAGCAGATGGAGTTTGAAGCATTGGCCTACCGTGCAGCAGAGAGCATTGCAAAGAAGGAAGGCATCTCTGAAGAGGCAGCAATCAAGTCGCTAAAGGAGAGCGTCAACTTTGGTGATGAAAATTATCCAGAGCAGATGCGTAAAGCTTTGTTCCGCATGGGATATTCCAGCCCTGACAAGGCTATGCGTGAGCTTGAGAACGCTGCTGCTGAAGCTGTGTTTCGAGGAGAGGCGGGTGAGCTGCTCACTTATCTGAACAACCTGCGTAGGAAATATCCTCTTTCTGGTTCGCTCATCATGCCTTTTGTTAAGGTTCCTACCCTCATTGTGAATGAAGGCTTGGCCTGGGTTCCTGTTGCTGGTGCTCTGCATCGCAAAGCAAGCTTCGATGAACTGGGTAATTTCAAGGGAACTAGCCTTGCATTCAAGCTTCCAGAACGCAGGGCAGACCTTCTTGCAAAACAAGTGATGGGTACTGCTGCTATGGTGTATGTTGGTTCTTTGTATGAAGACAACCGCATCACTGGTAGCAAGCCTGAGGGAGGTGCTCCTCGTTACTCTGTGAAGTTTGGAGATACGTGGTATAGCTACTCTCGTTTTGAACCTATTGCCACTGCTCTTGGGTTGAGCGTTGACTTTCATCAAGGAATGAAAGAGTGGAAACAAGACCCCAAGCGAGACGAAAGCACATGGGAAAACTTGAAGAAGTATGGTGTGATGGCTATGTCCTCGTTTGCTGCTAACGTGGCAGACAAGAGTTTTATGCAGGGCTTGGCAAACTTCATGGAAGCTGTGTCTGCTCCAGACAGGTACTTGGAAAACTTCCTGTCAAGCTATGCCAACGCAATTGTACCGTCTGGCGTTGCAGAAGTTGCACAGCTTGTTGATCCTGTTGAGCGTGAGTTTGTCACATTCATGGACAGGCTACAGGCACGTACTCCCATCCTGAGCAAACAACTTCCTGAGAAGTATGACATTGCTGGACAGCCCCAGGAGCGTGGCTTGTTGGAGACAGTCACTGGTGTGCAAACAAAAACAACCAACGGTTTGTTGGCTGCTTTGGAGAAATCTGGTATTGATATTAAACCAACGCAGAAACAGATACATGGCGTTGAACTTAATGCACAGCAGCTATCCATGCAGCGTCAACTTGCTGGTAACTACTTCAAGTATGCTGTTGACAACATGATGGCTTCTAAAGATTGGAATAAGTATGATGATTCTATAAAAGACTTCATGCTTAAAACTGTCCTTGAGAAGGCGAGGTCGGCAGCTAACAGAGAAGTGGCTGGTTATATGTTGCTTAACGATCCTAAGTTTAGGGATGACCTCATCATGCAGAAGAGGCTGGCTAAGGGTATGCGTGATGAGATATTACGAGAACGAGGACTAGCTCCTCAAATACAACAAGAAGAAGAATGACAAAGGGGGCTTAATTGCCCCCTTATTTATTTGCTCTCTAGATCAAAGAAGTCACCGATATAAATGGTGATAAATGGTAGTTTGATAAGTGCTCCTTGGAACGCCACAAACTCTTCATTGCCTTCATCGCTTTGAATGATGTGACAGATGTCCTCATTGTACTCCACATCCAAACCGATGCCCTGACGCAGTTTAACAACAATCATATTTCCTCCTTAGATTTCACACACGCCAGCCACACAGGCAAGCATTTGGGTTCCTTCGACATTATCATCAACCTCTTTCAGGTTCCAGTTAATAGTCTTAGGCGTAATGACATTGAGTTCTTCATACACATCTTGTGTGCATTCCTCATAGGGGGCTTGCTTGTAGCTACCACCATCATAAGGCAAGAAACTCACACCGCTCATTTCATCAAAGTGTTCCCACACAAAAGCACCGACTTCCATCCACTCATGTTCCATCACTGAGATGGTGACAGAAGGCTTGTGCTCACACCAGTGACGCTGGAAGGTGAGCCAGAGCTTCAGGTGTTCAATGGCTGTCAGGTCTTCACGCAACAGAGCACCCTCAGGGGCTTTCTTGGGGAAGCTAAACACCACAGTTTGATCAGGCTTCATGACACAGGGTTCGTTGTGAACGCCAGCATCAATCATCAACTGAGTCAGCGGATCTTTCTTGTCTCCACGCACTCGTCGGATGTAAAACTGAGAGTGCCGAGGGTGAATGCCACTAGCACTGTCAGTAAGTTGAGACACAGTACCGCTGGGTTTAACGCAAGTAATAGCTGCACTCCGAGGAATGCCAATAGCGTCAGCCAAAGCGAAATTAGTGTTAATACACTCTTGCTTGATTTCATTGAGAAGTTCTCCAAGTGTCGTTGAATCAGGATTGTTGAGCAACGCATTGTCCATAATGCCTGTCATGCTCACGCCTAGCAAACGCTCTTCCTCAGTGTTCTTCTGCCACACCTTACGCAGGTAGGGGAAGTGAGTGAGAGTGCTTTGCAAAGTGCCCAGGATGGTGGCAAGACGAGCCTTACGCAGCAAGTCTTCCTTGGTGTCAGTGGCACGAACCACAATCTCAGACAGGTTACAGAACTGATAGGGACGCAGGATAATCTCAGAGCAGGGGTTTGTTCCAAACTCATAAGACGCATCACGCCTTCCATTGCTCTTCACCACATTCTGAGCAGCCTCACGGTTGAAGATGCCACGCTCACCACTCTTGCTCTCGTACAGGGAGAGCCACTCCTGCATGAAGATGCCCATGTCAGGACGCTCAGTGTAGCAAGCAGAGTTGTTAGCCAAGGCACGTTGACCTTGCTGTTCCCACCATGCACCACTCTTAGCATGACGCATGCGATCATCTGACAGGTTGGACAGGGAAATCATTGCTGAACGGCGAACACCACCAACAACAACCACCTCACCAATCTTACACATGATGTCGTGACACTCAAGGCTGTTGAGCTTGCGACCTCGTGCATGTTTAAAGATGTTGATGACAAACTTAAACAGCTCCATCAGAGGACCAGGACCAGAGGCTCGACCACCAAAAGTCTTCAAACGAGCACCAGCAGGACGAACCTTGCTGACATCGATGGAAGGAACCTCACCAGCATACAGCAGAGCAATCACTTGACGCAGAGCCTTAGCCCAGCCTTCCTTGCTGTCTGAAACAACAACGGTGGTGCTGCTGTCAAACAACTCGTCAGGAACTTCAGGCAGCTTTGCAACGTACTGACGCTCAACAGAGAAGCCTACGCCCGTGCCACACAAGAGGATGTACATTGCTTCATCGAATGCTTTGGGGTCATCGATGGGCAGGTAGCTACAGTTGTAGCCAGCAGTGTTGTCTCGCTCAAGAGCTTTCCCTGCTGTCATCACACTACGCATGGAAGGCATCACCTCCATGTTCAGAATGGCATTATATAAATCATTATATAGATTGCCATCAATACGATAATTATGTTGTTTAGCAACATGAGCCTCCATGAAATCCATGTACCGCTTCACTGTCTCAGGCCAATCCTCACGCCTCTGTTCATTGTCGAGGTAACGAGCATATCGACTCTTGGCAATATACTCCTCATAACTCCCCATGTACTTATTCGTAGAGTTGTTGTTCAATGTAATCCATCCTTTCTTCAACCTTATCTAAAAACATATTGACTAGCTCATCCTCATTAATGTCTAGTAGTTCCAATATTGTAACACAGTCTTGCCGTTTTAGCAAGTCTATGATGTCATGAATTGTCCTGCTCATACTTTTCTTTCAAGAAGGAAAGACTGACAGGCATTTCATCGAAAGCACCATCGTTCACCTCATGCAGCATCCACACCCCTGCCCAGCTTCCGTTGGTTTGAGGGGTGAGATAGTCCTCGTCATGCCTGTAGCAAATGCCAGCAAACAATCCTGTCATACGCTTACCATCAGCACGTTTGGCAAAGGCAATGCCCCTGTCCTGCACATGCCCCATGATGCAGCTCATGTGTTTTTTCGTAAGAAGTAGTGCAGGGGAAGAGACAGGGCGGCCCATAACACCACTAGTAAAGTAATGACAGTAAGCAATCCCATCAATAACAACAGGCTGAAGAAATTCCACACGCTTCCAGCCATATTGCTCAAGGTTAAAGTCATGATAGCCAATAAGTCCATCAAGTTTTCTATCGCTTTGGATCGCTCGTTCGATTCGTTCTTCATGATTGCCTGTCAAAAATACTAGTTTGGGTTTCCACTGCTTTTCTTTGTTACGCTTGAGGCGTTCCTGTTCTGCCAGGATGGGAGCCATGAGAGCATCCATACCTTGCTTACCAGCTTCAATGTCTGCTTGGTAGGTACGTCCCTCAAAGCTCTTCTTTCCCACATCATAGATGGACAGGGAAGGCATGTCCCAGTGATCGCCTAGATGTACAATGACTTCAGGCTTCTTCTCTGCTGCATACTTCCCCACCCAGGTCAGATGTTCAAAGGAATGTCCAGGCTTGCATTGAGTGTCTGGAATTACTAGATGCTTCATTCATTGTCCTCAACAAAAGGATCAAAATGTTCTTTGTTGTAGATTTGCATCAGGTCAAGAGCACCGAGTTCCTCAAGCTTGTTCACGACATTAACATATCCTGCTCCCTCAAGGAAGGAAGCAAAGTGATTCAGGATTTCATCCCAGCTAACATCAGGAGAAAGGAACACAGTTACCTCTGTGGTTTTGTTCTGCTCCTGATTTACCTGCATAAATTTCCACATGTTTGGTTGCAGCTTCTTCATGTTTACTCCTTAAATAGTGAAGGAACAATTGTTTGCAAAATGTCACGGCATTGTTCTGCAATGACACGATGTTCTTTCTGCGTTGCACTGTCGCAACGAATCTCACAATAGTGCATCCAGCTACGAATAGTGCCATTCATGTACATCCTGCTGGTTGTCAAACCTTCAGGCAGCAGCTTACGAGCAACCTCTTTGGCAATACCATTTGACAGGGCTTGCTCATAGCAGAACCTAGCTTCCTTCAGCACACGCTCTTGCATCAAACGCCACCACTCTTGCTGGTTCTTGTCAACAATAGGCAAGCTGTTCTGCCTGTTCTTGTTGTCCTGCGCTCGTGCCTCTGCATACTCATAGCCATCAGCGACAGCATAGCGTTGGCTAAACTCTTGGAAGCTAAAGCTCCTGTGCCTAAGAATCTGACGAGCAATGTCCCTGGTCGTCTCAATCTCTACGCACATGTTAGCCATTTCAAAAGGACTCCAGTGCTTGTTCTCCATCAGATAACGCAGAAGCTTAGGGGCTGTCTCTGTGTTGCTCTGGTTGGTAGGGTTGCTCACCCTAGCCATGTATGCAATGCGCTCTTCAGCACACGGTGTTGCCCACACCAGACTCACTTTGCTCATGAGGCGTGTACTCCTTCTCTGCCAACTTGATTGCATCTTCCAATGCTCTCACCAATGCAAACTTAAGAAGGTAATGAATCCCTTCTTCGTCCAGGTCAAGAGTGCAATCTGCACTACCGTCTGGATTCTCTTTGATCATTGTCACTTCGATCTTCATGTTGTGAACTGCCTCACCATGTGTGGATATTGGAACTCTTCACGCAAAGGAATGATGGTTGCTTTCTTGAGGACAGCATCAATGAGTTCGTTGTAGTTCTTCTGGAACTGCGCCTCTGTTAGACCATCCTCAAGAATAACTTTCTTCGCCTCATCGACATCCCTTGCAACAATACATTGCAAGCCACCATATTCACTCGCTGGAAACGGAACCCAATAACGAACAAGCCAGATAAACCACAGCCTGTTATCGTTTACTTCGGGCTGTTTTTTTGGTCGGCCCATACTTTTCCCTTTCTTTCTTTTCTAGCTGCGTCTTCTGCGAATGACAGGTGAGGCACAGCACTTGAAGCTTTTCCTTCTCACAGAACATCCTATCAATGTAGGTGTCCCAATCTATAAACCCATCAACAGGAGACACAACAGGAAAGATGTGATCAACCTGTACGTCTTTCTGTACAAACTCTTTCCTGCATCCAGCACAGTGATAGTGATATGCAAGCTTACCAGTGGCTTTGTTAGTTTTCCTACCAGTACATGCCTCCTTCAAAGCTTTAAACTTTGGAGGCCACCTGCGTGTCGCTGTCCTCAATGCTGATATGACAAAGCTGCGAAAGCGTGAGGGTGTCCACTCTCCGTTGTTATACACTCTGTCTGGTTTTGTACCACTGACAAAGGAGGTTTCCGAATCCTTCAACTTCTTTCTCGTCATGTCCTGTTTCGCCCATCGTAAACTTAATTGCATGTACCAGCTCATGAAAGAACGTAGCAACTTCTGCTTGTTCATTCATCCCTGCACGAATGTGAATCTCATACGTTGACGGATTACACAGTCCCATGTCAATCAGTTCATCAACATAACTCACTGTCCATTCGCTTCCTGCGAGGGTGAACTTCTCAGGGATGGTGGTGTCCACAACTCCCCGTGTTTTCTTCGTAGCCATAATAGCACTCCGTTCTCAATGGTTCTCTCTTCGCCCAGAGCCTCCAAGCAAACTGCATACATGTCTTGTTCTGTCTTTGCTTTGGCAAGCATCTTGTCTGCCTTCACTGGACCCACTCCACGTACACCCTGAATGTTGTCTGCCTTGTCCCCCATCAGGATTTGCTTGTAGAAGAACCGCAGTCCTTCCTCTTCCGAGACATAATACTTGTCGTTCTTCACAAAATTGTAATGCCATCCTGCCACCTGATTGAAGTCTTTATCAACAGAAATCATGATGCAATCGTCTTTCAACTCTGATGCACGAATGGCAATCATATCGTCTGCCTCTTCGCCTTCGCTGATCAACGCACCCCATGAGGTTACTAGATAGTTACGTAGGAGTTCCAGGTGTGCTGGCTTCTCTGCGTCCTTCCTGTTCCCTTTGTACTCTGCTGTCTTAGCAAACTCTTTTCTGAAGTTGCCCTTGCCTGTAATGAAAAGCTCCCAGGAAGAAAGCCCAAGATTCACCATGAGCATTTCTTCCAGGTAGCCAGCGAGAGTGGTGATTGCTACATCCTCACTCTCGTCCTTGCAGGAGAAGGCAATGCGATAGCACACCACATCACCATCTACCAATCCAATCATTACAGCACCAGCTCTTCTGCGTCAGCCTGTTCCTTGGGAGCCTCGGCAACAGGGGGAGCCACAAGATCTTTCACCTTGATGGCAGCAATGGTGGGACTATGCACAACAGAAGCAGCCTTGCCATACATGGCAGACATACGGTGCTCGTAGCTGGATAGAGTAACCTCTGCCACAGTGCCATTGCCAATCTGTGAAGGAGCAATCTCGTTGCCCTTCTCATCAACAGCCTTGATGACATACTTGCTCTTGGCAACAACGTGCTTGCCTCGGCTGTACTGATCATCATTACGTTCTTTGATCTTGATGCCAAGTTCGTTGGTCAAGCGAGTAGCAATGCTGTCGCTCAGTTGACCAATACAAATCTCGTACTTGTCGTTGGCTGGATTGAACTGAACATTAGGTTCAGCCATGTGTTTAGCCCAAAACAGTTGTCCAACTACTTTAACAGTTTTCATGTAATTTCCTTTGTGTTGTTTAAAAACTCTATACTATTATTGTAGCATAGAATCGGGTGGTTTGTCAATGCTATCAAGCAAAACATAGCTTGAGAACAATGCCAAAGTTTCAAAGAGGTTGTCATTGGTCATGTCTTTATCAGTCATGATGATGAGCTTATTATCTTTGATAAACAGATGGATAGCTGTATCTGCATTCTCCATCAAATCAATCAGTGCGTTTCTTTCCATGTGAACCCCACGTTGTATTCTCCAGTAACAGGACAACGTAGGGAATACGAACGTCCTGCTTCTTCAATTGCTTCTACTCCAAGTTTACCTACGACATCCGCATACTCCTTCCTTGTTTCAATCTGCCATTCGTCATGCACGTTAGCACAGAACGCATAGGGGATTTTGTTTTTCCTGAGGTTACTATCTAGTAACACCAGGGCTTTCTTCATCAAGACAGCTCCTGCTCCCTGGAGGAGAGTGTTGAGTGCTGCATGCTGTGAGCGTACCCATATCTTGCGCCCATCAAGCCCAGGCATAAAGCCCTTGCCAGATACCGTCTCAACTTTGTTTCGCAACACCTTGAGGGCAGGAGTTTGTGAGAGAAACTTTTCAATAAGAACCTGCCCCTCTTTAGAACTACCACCGACAATGCTTCCAATCTTTGCAGCACCTGCTCCATACAGGAAAGCATAGATGAACGTCTTTGCCTGATCCCTTGTCTCAAGGCCAGCCGCTTTTTGGTTGAGCGTGTGGACATCAGTGCCATCTTTTGAACTACCTTCGACAACTGCCTTGACATATCCTTCATCCCTCATGTAATGGGCAAGCATGCGTAGCTCAAGGCCAGAGGCATCGATGCCAACCAGTGCGTTGCCCTTGTCAACAATGAATAGGTTGCGACACTCAGGTCCATACATGGAACCAGCGTTGGGAACCTGAGCCATGTTGGGACTGCTGTGTGTCATCCTGCCTGTCACTGCCCCATTGGTAATCACCTTACCGTGGATGCGTCCATCATCTTTGACTTCCTCTAGCCAGCTTGTCACCTGAGCTACACGCTTTTGTAGCATGAGGTATTCAAGCAGCAGCTTGGCCTCTGGCAAGTCAATGCCTTCTAGCACCTTCTCGTCAACGATTATGTGTCCTTTCTCTGTCGTCTTAGAGAACGATACGCCTTTGTCTTTAAGGCGTTCTGCGATTTGTTTCCTAGAACCAGGGTTGAAAGGAGTGACAATATCCTTAAGTGGTGCTCCAGTGCGCTTATTCTTCCTGTTTGTTTCAACCAGAGGAGGAAACGCAACTTGCAATCGGTTTTCAATATCCACCATTTTACTTGCAAGGACAGCCAACAAAGCCTGAGCTTCTGGTATGTTGAACTTAAACCCATGTTCTTCTTGCCTCTTGATAATGATTGCAACGTCATGCTCCAGATCAATGCTCTCTTGAGAGAAGTCCTTGAGCAAGTCCATCAACATGTTGTATGTCTTGACAGTCACAGCAACATCGTTCTCGCAGTAGGTGTATAGGGTGGGCAGGTGAGGCTCATCCCACCGCAGACTAGCATCCTTGCCAGTTGCTGCAACATAAGCCTCAGCATAGTCAGACTTGTTCAGTCCCACCCGTTTGCCCCAATCGTACAGAGCGTGTCCTCCTTCGATATTGGGATTGTAAAGCCTTGAAAGAATCAATGTATCTACCGCCTGATTCCTCGTTATCTTCACATTCCACAACTTCCGCAGGAGAGGACCATCGAATCCGATCAAGTTGTGTCCTACCACTTTGTCTGACTTTTCGATTAAAGGAATCAATGTCTTTGCTTCTGTATGACATACGCTACCGTTCTCTTTGTCCCAAGTGAAACAGCACCAAATGTGTTTGTGTTTGCTGTCTGTTTCAATGTCTAGGAAAAGCATTAGTCCTCCAATGTGTTTGCTACCAGGGTTGCATAGCCAGCAATGTCATGCCAACTATCTTTGTAATAAGGGTCGCCGTTCATAATGCGTCCAATCTTATTGGCAATCATATCCAAACTCTCACGCATGTGAGGAGGAAGCTCATTCCAGTTTTTCATGTGACGTAGGTCACTCTTAATCGTCTGAGCATACAGCGCAACATTCAAGTAGCTACCATACGTTGTTTCACGTACTTCCAATGTTTCATTCACTTCACTCATGCTTTCAAAGCCTCCATAGTTAAGCCAACATTGCCAATGGAATAGCCAACAAAAGCAATCCCAAGGCCCAAATTACCAGACCGAATAAGGTCAAATGCCACCACCGCATACACCACTCCAATCCCTGCTATAAGCCATGCACTCATGTTTCAATCCTTGTAATGTGCCAGCACATTGATTGCCTCCAGCTGTCCCCATGAAAGCTGGAAAATCTTGTCATCAAAGGCGACATCAATACCTTCTCCGTTCTCCCATTCAGTCACCTCAATGAATGAATCTTCCTTCGCATGATGGCAATACTTTTTCAG